GCGTGTAGGTCCCGGAGAAGATCTCGGCGGACTGATCGTAGTCGGTCGCCCGGGGTAGAATGTAGACGGCGGCACCGCTGCCGGTCGCCGTAACCGTGTAGATGCCGTTGTTCGCCGCGGTGGCTTGGTTCTTAACGAGGATGCGATCGCCGACCGCCGCGGTGTAGCCGTCGACGACGAGCCCGGCGAAGCCGACGCCGGTCAGCGTCGCGCCTACGCCGGACGCGCCGTTGCTGTAGACGGGCGTATTCGAGAGGACGGCCGCCGTCGCGGCCTGTACGCTGGCGCGGACGCTTAGGCCCGCGGCGACGTTGTCGACGTAGGATTTTATCGCGACGTCGCTCGCCGCGCTCGGCGTCGGCATCCCGGTTATCGTACCGCCGGAGATCGAGACGGCGCCGGAGTTCTGCGTCGCCATCGTCCCGAGCCCGAGCGCCGTCCGCGAGCCGGATTGATCCGTGAAAACCGGGGCCACCGTAAATGTCTGCGCGAGGGCCCACGTATGAACGGCCGGCTGCGCAGTCGCGAGCGTCGCCGCAGCGGAGCCGGGTCCGGTGGCAGTGACATCGCCGGTCAGAGCAGTTATGCCGGCCGCCGTTATAGCCGTCCCGTTGACGTAGAGCGCAGTCGCGTTGAGCGTCCCCGCGCCCTTTGATCCGCCGGTCGGCGCGCCGACGGTCACGCCGGCGTCGTTCTCAGCGCAGATGACGTCGGCGAGCGTCGTCGAGGCGATCGGCGTCGTCGCCATGCACGCCTTCGATCCCTGATGCGCCGCCGCGATGTTCTCCGCCGCGTAGGTCCGGAACGACGCGATCGGGCCGACGACCGCCGCCGCGCTGCTGTAGGCAAAGGCGTTGATGCCGGAGAGCTGCTCGCCGCTTAGAACGCCGCTCGGGCTCGCCGCCGTCCCGTCGAAGCGGACGCCCGTGAAGAACGAGGCCGCGCCGAACGACGTTAGTTCAAGTCGCGTGTTCACCGCGTCGGCGTTGCCGATCTGCAGGACCGTTCCGGTCTGCGCTGCCGGAAGCGACGCCGCGTTTAGGCTGATCTTCTGCGCCGCTGCGAACGTGTTCGTCGCGTTAACGACCGCGCACGTCGCGCACGGCGTCGCCCCGTTCGCGAACGGACCCTGCGTCGAGCCGTTGATCTGCGCGAAGAGTCCCGCCGTCGTCGTCCAGACGTCGCCGTTGACCGGGCTCGATGGTGCCGCGCCGGGGAGAAGACTAAACCCGGCCGCGCTCGCAGACGACGCGATGGTCGTCAGCTTGCCCGTCATCGTGCCACCGGCTTGGTTGAGTGGCGTGTAGTTCAAAACATCCTGTTTTTGCTGGAAAAAATTATTCCACTGAGCCGCCGTAGGCACGAACCCGTAATACATGACCGGGTTTGGCGGGGACTGCGCAAGCGCGGCGCCGACCGGCGCGAGGAGCGCGGCGCAAGCGACGAGGGCGGCGGCTAGTTTTTTCATTTCGATCCTCATTTCGGGAACGACTTCGGAGTCCATTTGTCGATCGTATCCGCGGTCAGGTCTTCGATCTCGGAATGCAGCAACGCGCCGTGGCGCGAGATCGCGCGGATTGAATCCATCTTGGCGTCGTGATCTGCCAGGAACGCGGCATCTTCTGCTGGCCGTCCCGCAATGACCGCGCGAGTTAGTTCGTCGGGGTCGAGCTTTTTCTTTTTTGCGGCGATCTCGTTCTGTCGCTTGGCGTCGGCGGCGTTGATGTCCTCGCGCCGGAAATGGTGCGCGCGATGCTTGCCGGACGGGATAATCGCGGAGACCAGCCGGCCCTCTTCCTGAGAGACTTGGTTGAGGAGGATCGTCTTTTTGTTTGCAAGTTCTGCCGCACCGATGGCCTCTTTGCTCGGCATGTCCTCGTCGATCTCGTAGTCCGGCGTGCAGACGCCGCTCGGCGAGATCGCAACGGCGCGCGCGATCAGTCGGTGCGGCTCCGGCGGCGGATATGGGTCTGCCTTCCCGTCCTTGGCCTTCGCCATATGCGCAGAGTGCGCGGCGACGTCGGCGCAGTGCTGGTGGACCGATTGGTCGAAGTTCCGCAGCGCGTTCGCGGCGAATACGTTCGGCGCCTCCGCGATGGCCGTGTTGATCTCGGAGCGTTTCACTTTGAACGTCATAGAGTCCTCAGAGCTTCATATAGATCGTACCGATGATCCCGAGCTGCATGTTCTGGTGTGACGTTCCGCCGCCAACCGCGACGCCGGTAAAGGCGGCCGAGACACCGGTCGATGCCGGCGACGTATTCGATGCGGCGGCGGCGAACGTAGCCGCCTGATTGCTCGCTGCACCAGAGATGTTGTTCGAGATCGGCAGGGCGTGAAAGTGCGTCGGGTCCGTAATCGCGACCGAGCCGCTCGGCGTGAACGTCGGGATTTGCGCCAGCGTGAGCGTGACAGCGTTGGACCCGAACAGCGATCCGGGGGTGTTCTGGCTTCCCGTTGCGAACGTAACCCCGGTGAATCGCGATGCAGGACCGGACACCGACCCCATCGTGTCGCCGCCGACGACGCCGACATAACCGCGGAGATCGAGTAGCCCGATCGTCTTGTGCGCGGCAAAGTCCGCAGCCGCAGAACCGCCGCGGCCGCCGCTGACCGGGCACTGCGAGTTCGAGAAGTTCGTCCAGAGATATGAAAACAGACCGGAGCAATCAGCGTTAGCCCGCTCCGTTGCCCCGCTCGAAGCATCGCCGATGCTGTTGCCGTTGCAGCGCGTCCAGCCGGTCTGCGCTATCCCGTCGGCGCGCGTCTTGATGTCACCGGTGACGAACGTCCCGCCGTTGAGATTGAACTGAATCCATCCCGCCCCCCCGGCGTCGGGGTTGGTGACGTTGGCATCGGCGGAGGAAAGCCATTGCACGCCGAAGCTGGTTGCCGAGGCCACGATCGCGCCGAGCGGATAACCGCTGATCGCCGTCTGAAACGTCGCGTCGTATGGAATCGGTCCCCCGGCGTTCTGCCAGCGGTTCCAGTTCGTGATCGCAAGCAGGATGCCGTTGAGATCCTGCTCGAACGGGGGAACACCTCCGGCGCTTACCGGTGTGCCGTTGAGCGGGACGAAGCCGTCCGTGAACGATGCAAAGCCGGGGTTGACGCCGATCTGAGAGGCAACGGGGATCGTCCGGACGTAGGCGCCGCCAGCACTGCTCGCGAACGGGACCGCGATTTTGGTTGGGATGCCTGACGCCAGCATTCGATGAAGACCTTCAGGATTGAACGATCGTCGCCGCGACCCCGACCGGCTTCGGCAGAACCCCCGACTGGCCGAGGATCGCAAGTTCGACAGAGGTTAGCACAAACTTGAAAGTGTACGCCAAGGTCATGTTTCCGGTGTCCGCCACATAGGCGTTTCCCCGGCCCGGAAAGAGGTTCAGGAGCAGTTGGTTGATGCTCTTGATCGAACCGTCCGAAATGTTCGACAGAGCCTTCGCGAAGATCAGCGTCCGGAAGCTCGAATCGGAAAGCTGGAAGTTGCTCGTCAGCGAGGCGCCCGTATAGAACGCCGCCTGATTAAGCGGCTGCGCCGAGAGCGTCGACGCCTCGTCGAAGCCGAAGAAGAGCCCGGGGTTCGCGATGTGGAGCGTCCGCGTCACCCCGACGATCCGGCCCCAGACGTCGAGCCCGTAGCCCTGCGCCGTGTCGACGTTGAACATGAGGTCGAAGAAGGCGTCGAGGTTCTGCGTCTGGTCGATGTACTCGTCGAAGTTCGTGATCAGCATCGTGAGTCGATCTGAATTTGCGTATTGACTAATCACAGTCTTCCAGACGTCGAACGTCGGCATATTGCCGATCTGGCTGACGCCGATGGTGAAGGCCCCGATCGCGTTCGACCCCGGGACCGGCCTCGGGAGGGGAGGGCCGCTCATGTTATCGTGACCGCGATGTTCGCCGCCGCGATAATAGGCGACTGGTTTATATTGACAGAGACCGAGTTAAGCGTCGGAGCCGCCGCCACGATGATGCCGCTCAAGACCGTGAGCGAGTTGTTCAAGTTGTACGTCCCCGTTCCTCCCGCGCCGCTCCCGAGCGAGACGATCTTCGTGCCGGGTACGATTCCTGCCGTTCCGCCGACGGATCCACCGAACGAACCGGAGAGCGTCTGCCCGACGGCGAGCGCCCCGGAGATGACCGCCGTCACCGTCATGACCGTTCCGTTGATCGAGCCCGTCACCGTCGCGGCCGGCGAGTTGATCGAGCCGTCGAGGATCGAGATGATCTGTATCCATGACCCGAGCGCGGCGAGCGGGGCGTAGAAGCGGCTGGCGTAGATCGTCGAGCCGATCGTCGCCCGCGGTCCGCCGTCGGCCCCGGCGAATGCGTTGATGAGCGCGTTCTGGATCTGCGTCGCGGCGTCCGACGGGACGAGCGCGTTGTTCGCGATGTTGACCGCGAAGAGGATCTCAAGCCCCGGCGGGATCTCGTACGTCACCTGATAGGACGGAAACGGCTGCGCGTATCCGGCGTTCGAGTCGAGAACCGTCTTCGTCGTGTTGCCGTTATAGTTGCAGCCCGGAGACTTCTTCGCCCATATCGCGTTCGCGACCGCCTGCGGATCTCCGCCGACCGCGGCGACGTAGACCGAATGCGCGACGAGCGAGACCCCGCCGATCGTCGCCGGCGCGTTCGCGACGTTCTCCGTGACGTAGGCGTCGAGGACGCCGGGGACCGCGAGGACCGCGCCGCGGATCGACGGGAGCGATCCGACCGAGTTCAGCGCGACCGATGCCGCCCGGCGCGCCTCGAATGCCGCCCGGCTCTCGACGTTCGCGCCGAGGACGCCGTCGGTCGGGTTGTTGATGCTGTCCCACCCGGGGATCGCCTTATAGATCTGCGTTAGCGTGTTCGCCGGGCACGCGGTCGGCCCGACGACGGTCGAGGCGAACTGCGCGGAGACCGTCCCGCCGACGCCGATCGTCGAGTCCCCGGTCGCCTGATAGAGCGTCCCGTCCGCCGCGAGCGCGAGCGAGCCGCCCGGGATGACGACGCCCGCGAGGCCCGTGCACGTGCACTGGACGACCGTCGGCTCCGCCGGGTTGCGTTCGAGGAAGTAGATCCGCGCGAGGCCGTCCTGCCAGCGCCCGGAGGCGTAGGCCGGGTCGAGCTGCTGCGTCATGAAGACGAACGTGTCGTTCGAGTTCCCGACGACCGCCGCCTCGCTCGACGCGAGTTGGCCTTGCGGCGTCGTAAGCGCCGGATCGAGCCCTCCGCCGAACGCCGCGTCGATGTCCTCGGTCACGCCCGCGAGGATCTGCGCCTCCGTCGGAGCGATAAAGCCCGTGGGCCCGAATGTTGGCTTGGGAACTGATGTTGCCATTTCAGAAACTCGCCGCCGTCGTGGTCCCAGACGAGTCGGTAATTTGGATCTGGCCCGTCACCACCCTATCATTGATCGACGTGATGAAGCACGCGGCCGTCACGACGCCCGGGACCGTAAGCGCCGCCTTCACGAAAAGCGCCTTCATCAGCGCGACCGGCGGAAACTTCCCGAGAATTTGCTCAAAGTAGGGAATTCCGGGAGCCGTATTAAACCAGAGTTCACCTTTGAAAAGCCGGATCGCGCTCGCGGCATTCTGTGCAAGCGCGTATGGATTCGACGCGACGGCGATGTTGTTATCGACGTCAACTACGAGGTCCCAGTTTGAAACGTCGAGAAGCAGCGTGCGCAAGGTTTGCCTCCGGGTTCTGTCGCCATCCTAACACGTTTAGGTGAGGGCTATCTCCCGCCATGCTAAAACCAGTTTTATCCAGAGCCGGGGTGAGGTGGCTAGATTTGTGCCGTCGTAGCTATAATAAAAATCTCCAGTGGCCCCGATGAAAGAACTCGGTACTGACTGTGTAGTATTGACCAGCAGATTGATTGTTCCAGCCGGGCCGGGTGCGCCCGCTGCCCCCGCAGCTCCGGCCGCGCCCGCAGCGCCAGCCGCTCCATTTGCTCCATCTGTTCCACGCGCTCCGTTCGCTCCTGGCACGCCGGCCGGCCCGGCGGGGCCTGGGACCCCGGTGTAGATATTTGGGTCGTGCAGGGAATAATGGCCGCACCACCAATCAGTCTCTACGCCAAGCCATCGCGCGAACGGGAAGTCGGCCGAATTTGATCCGACAGACTGCGGCACGCTGTTTACGCACGAAAAGACAGGATTAGCCTCCCCCTCGTAGGTAACGGAACGGCCGTAAAAGCAATTCGAGCATTGGTCGACCATGTTATGTCCCCGCAGTTGGCGCGAGAGTTGTCGCGGCGCCGATTGTGACGCCAGCGTGCTTGTGAGTCTGAAGACCGACCTGATCGGCCGTGCCCTGCCCGGCAACGACCGCGCCCTTCGTCTTTATGTCTCCCGCGTAGATCGAGCCGTCGAGCGCCTCGATCGAGCCGGAGAGTTGGAGCGCGCCGTCGACGAAGACCGGCCCGGTGAGGTGGATGCCGTCCGCTTTCATCTCGATCACGTGGTTGTTCTTATCGGAAAGTTTGATCCCGTCGTCCGTGATCGCGATCGTCTGCGTCGCCGCGCCGTTCAGGACGCCGCCGAAGTAGACGCCGTCCGCCGCGTCGAGCTTGCGGAGCGATCCGGGGTTCGCCTGCGCCTTCGTCGACTTGACCGACGAGATGTCGCGGTCCGCGCAAACCATCACGCCGATGTCGTCGACCTCCGGCGTCAGGATGATCGCGTTCGCACCGGCCTGATAGACGAAATACGGGATGCCGAAGATCGTCCCGTGCGGCGTCGAGTTCCCCGCGCCGTCGAGCTGGTTGACCAGCGGTAGGACGTCGACGGTCTTCGCGTCGGAGTCGACCGCCTGCACCTTGACGAGCTTCATCGTCGAGATCTGCGCGAGCATCTGCTCGATCGTAAAGATCAGGACGTTGTACGCGTCCGCGCTGTCGGACGGATCCTGCTGGCCGTAGCCCTGATTCGTTTGCTCGGTCATCGCCCCACCGCCGCGAGAACCGGAGCCGGAAACTTCGGATTATAGCCCGAGATCATCATCTCCCATTTCCCGTTCGGGAGCTGCGCGTCGAGCGCGAGGTCGAGGCCGTAGATCGCCCAGACGCCGGTCGCGGGCTTCAGGCTGCTGTTGACCTGGATCCTCCCGCCGAACGCGATCGACGGGTTATAGACCGACCGCACGATGATCCCGTAGGCCGTATAGGTCGGGTACTGAATCATCCCCGGAGGCTCGACGACCGGGATCGCGCCACCGCGCGAGCCGTTCTTCGGCCAGATGGCGAGGACGCCGCCCTCGCCGCCGTTCCACGAGATGTTCGCGTCCTTGACGCACTTGAGCGCCTGCGTCTTCGCCGAGCCGGAGAAGTACGGGCTCGGCAGCTTGACCTGCACGCCGTTGTTCTCGAACCGGAGCCCCATCTGCGTCGCGAGCCCGCTCATGATCGTCGCGACGTCGGTCGCGCCCTTGAAGCTCGACGCCGCGACCGGGATCGCCGACTGCGCGAAGAGCGACTGCGCGGAGATCTGGAACGCGACCTCCGGCGCCCTGTTGAAGTCCGCGTAGGCCGCTATGATGTAGCCGAAGAAGACCGTCGAGAGCCCGTTCGTCTCGTCGCCGGCCGAGACGACGATCTGGTTCTTCGGGACGAGGTTGATCTGCATCCCGAGCGTCGAGAGCCGGTTCATCATCGACTCGGTCATCCCGAAGATCGTCAGCTCCATCGTCGAACCGAGCGGCCCGCCCGCGTTGTGGATCCTCGCCGACGTCCGCAGGCTCGGGAGCGTGACGGTGTTGCCGCCGCCCTCGAACGACTGGATCGATGACGACCCGGTCACCGTCTCCCCGGTCGTCGGATTCTTATCGGTGCTGGACAGCGAGATCGTCACCTCGATCCGCCGCTGTAGGAAGGCCATCGGCTCACGCCTCTACCAAGGTCAGCAGTTCCGATTGCTCGATATACATCAGGAAGAACCGCGTCTCGATTCCCGTGTAGACCGGGTCTTCGGAACCTTGTGTGTCGACGAACGAGAAGTCCCCGACGAATCCGAGATAGGCCGATCTCACGATCCGGTTGAGGTTCTCGCAGATAACGCCGCCGATGATCAGCGCGCCGTTGACGTAGACGTCCATAAAAAGCCCGGTGCTCTTCTGGTAGACGTTGAGCGTGCAGTTCTGGTTCGCGAGACCGACGCTGACGGTCTGCGATGGGAGCGGTTTGAGCGGGATAATCTGCACGTCACTGCACCGTATGCGGTTCGATGGTGATCGTTCCTTGGCCCGGCTGCTGCCCCTGCACGGTCCCGCCGTTGACCGGGTTCGCCGCGCTCGGGGACTGCGTGTTCGTGAACGACGAGGCCGCTGCCGTCTGAACCTGGACTAGCCGCACGTCTACCGTGATCATGCCGACGCCACCCTCCGCCGACCGCCGATAGTCGTAGCCTGCGACGTTGACGTTCGTGTAGATCGCCTCCGGCGTCACCACGTCGTAAAGATCGACGGTCCCGCCGATCGCGGCGATCTGGTCGAGCAGCGATTGTCGATTAGCCTGCGATCCACCGGAGGCGAGTCGAACGCGCGTCATGAACGGTGTGTTGACCTTGTCGTAGGTCTCGAATCCGCCCTGCTCGATCGGGTAGTTCGCGATCGACCAGTCCTGCTTGTAGGAGAAGTCGGCGACCGTGTCGGCGATCACAACCGGCACGCCGTTCTGGAATATCCCCCACTGCGCCGAGATCGGAAGTCCGAACGCGCTGATGAGGTCAGAGATCAAAATCTGAACGACGGCGGCCGCCGCGAGCGGGTTGCGCGGAAGCGCCGGGACGCCGGGAGCGATCGGGACGTTGGGGAATATCGGCATTCTACTGCTGCCCGTTGTTCGCGCTCGCCGCGTCGTTCTGCCGCTTCAGGATGGCGTCGCGGAAGTCGTTCGCGATCGCCGCCCCGTTCTCGCCCTTCGCGTAGACGTTGACCGTGTCGATCTTGATCTCCGACGTGCTGGTCGAGGTCGATCCCCCGTTGTTCGTCACGCTCGACTGCGCCGCGCTTCTCGCGCCCGGGCTCTCACCAACCGGGCCTTTATAACCGTGCCATGCCGATGTGCCGTGCTCGCGCATCCAATCGAGCGAGAATCGGATCTGCTCCGCCTCCGTTGCAGGATTGCGAGCATCGAGTCCGGTCTTCTTCGTAAAGATGTCGCCCAAACCTCCGACGGCCATCCCACCGCCAGCAACGTTTCCATAATGAAGCTGGAACGGCCCAAAGGATGATCCGCGGTCGCCGACGTAGCCGCCCTTTCCTTCTCCGGTCCAGACGCCGACGGCGACGTTCGGGTCGATGGGATGCGGACCCTTCACCGCCTCCGCGCGAATGAACGCCTCTCTCTCCGCGTTCGACTTGAACGGGCCGGAGCGGCTCGCAGCGCCGCCCGGGAAAAGCGGCTGGCCTATCTGCGTCTTTGTGTCCTTGTTCGTGAGATAATCCCACGCCTCGCTCGGCGTCAGGTTCAGGAAGTCCGCCGCTTTGATCGCCGCCGTGAAGACGCCGAGCTTTCGGCCGATCGATTCGGCCTTCAGCCCGATCTGGCCCCACCGCTTCTCGAACTCGCCGGCCGCATCGGTCGCGCTAGGGGTCGCTGCACCGATCCTCTGGACGTAGTCGAGAATCTCCTTCATCCCCGCCGATCCGCGCAGCAGGAGATCGACGAACGCAGGATCCAGCCCGAGCCGCCGGCCTAGCAGTCCGGCTTCTGCCGGTCCGTTCGGTCCGCTATCGTGAATGGCCTTCAGATTGTCCGCGAGGTCCATGAGCGCCTGGTCGACGCCCTTGTTGACGTCGATGACCTTCCCGCCGGCCGTGCTGATCGCGCGCAGGTCGGCGACCATCGGCGAGATGATGCCTATCTTCCAGCCGGCGAAGACATCCGAGAGCGACGTGAACGAACCGGCGAGCCCCTCCGCAGTCCCGCCGAAGATCCTCGCGGCGCCCTGCCACCGCGAGATCGTCTCGACCGAGACGCCGATGTTGCGGTTCAAGCGGCCGAGGTTCGCGTCGGCGTGCGCGAGCGATAGGAAGAACTCTGTAACGCCGTAGCCGCCGGTGAACGCCGCGAACAGACTGAGCGCCTGCCGGTGCGCGAACGTGAGCGCCTCGCCAGCGCGCATGCTCGACTGCTCGACCTCCTTCGCGCCCTTGACGGCCGCGGCCTGCGTCTTCTTGAACGCGTCGAGCGCGTCCTTCTGATTCTTATTAAACTTGGAAGCATCGAGCCCTAGCGTAACGACAAGGGCGTCAATTTCAGTCGCCACGGCCTACGTCCTCTGCTTGCGAAGGATCGCCCGGTTCTCCGCGTTTATCAGGTCGATCTCGATCATGTCGTAGCAGTCCTCGATGCCGTAGACCGTGCCGAGTTCGTTCAGCGTTGCGAGTCCGGTCGAGACGACGGCTCCGATGAGTCCGGAGACGTTCGGGTAGTCCTTGAGCGCCGCCGCGGCTGTCCGTCCACCGACGCCTTCAGCCATTCGGCGGCGGCGGCGAAAGTAAAACCCGCGTGGAGCTCCAAAATCTTCTGGCGGAGCAGGAGGAGCGTCGAGACCTCTTCGTAGTCCGACGCCATCGTCGGGCGCGTCGTCGTCGAGCGCGCGGCGCCCGGCACGTTCTGGACGATCTGGATGCAGCCGAGCATCTCGTCCATCAGCGGCTCGACGTTCTCGAACTGCGCCCCGGCGAAGCCCTTGTAGCCCATGATCGCGATGCCGATCATGCCGGCCGCCGCGATCTCCGGCGGGATAACGACGTCCTTGTTCGTCATCGCGAGGAAGGCGCGGGCCGCCCACTTCTCCGTGCGGATCGCGTCCATCTCGGTTAGGAGGAACGTCTTGCCAGAGTCCCGCCCTGGCGCCGTGATGACGACTTCTTCGGTCTTGCGCGGCACTTAGGCCCTCCGGCTCTGCGAGGGCGCGATCCTTCCGGCGCGACCGGCCCGATTAAATTTCCTACGCGATCGACGGGACGACCGACTTCCAGCGGATCGCGAACTTCTGCTGCTGCGCGAGCTTCTTGATGTCGGGGATCGGCTTGTAGCCGATCAGGAAGCCGCGCGAGAGCGTCCACTTCTTCCCGAGCGACGGCAGGACGATGAGGCCCTCGGCGGTCAGCGTATCGAGGAGCGCCTGCTGCTGCGCGTACCACTGATCGAAGATGAAGACCGACTCGCTGTCCGCGAGCAGCGTGACGCCCTGCTCGAACGGCATGAAGACGAAGCCGCCGGTGAACTCGCCGTCGACGCCCATCATCGTCTCCGACGAGTCGAGGACGTTACCGTCCGCGACCTCGTCGACGCCGAAGCCCTGGAGTTGGACCGGGGTGTCGAAGAGCCCCGGGATCGTGATCATGAAGACGCAGTTCGCGGCGGTCAGGGACATCGTTCGCTCCTACTGAATCACGACGCTCGTGAGGTTGATCTGCTGGACGCTGCCGCCGTCGGCGTACCAGAACGTGCACGGCGGCGAGCCGCGGGCGGCGCGCACCGTCGGCGACGCGTCGAGGACCTGAAGATACCAGCCCTGCTGCGTGATCGTCGGCGCGATGTTCGCCTTGGCCGCGGCGTTGACCGCCGCGATCTGCGAGGAGGAGAGCGTGACGCCGACGCGGATCGCGCCGAAGTTCAGAGCTTGGTCGATCGTCGACTTGAGCGCCTGCTCGATCGAGGCCCGGCCCGCCGCGTTGTACGGGATCGACTTTGAGCCGAGTAGAAGCGCGAGCAGCGCGGACTGGAACGAACTGTTGAGCCAAATCTGGTTGCAGTAGGTGTCCATCCACGCGAACGCGCCGGAGACCGACCCCTTCGCGAGGATGTTGAACTGCGGACCCGCTTCGGCGTAGGCGCCGTAGTAGTTGTAACCGTTCGAGAGCAGGTTCGCCGACGTCGTGAGGTCGGTGACGCCCGGCACGAGGCCGGCCTGCGTCCGGAACATGAAGTCCGTCCGGCCGTTCGTCTGCGAGAAGTCGATCGACGCCGCGATCCCCATGACGAAGGCTTGGTGCATGAGGTCCGACGGCTCCCAAATCGGGAAGCTGCCGGAGTCTCCGGCCGCGATAAGCTGCTGGCCGAGGCTGGAGCTCGCCGGGACCGTCGTCGTCGGAGACGCGTCGGTGTCCCACGGAACATAGGCGTACTGCTGGTTCTGCCCGGAGGCCCAAGCCGCGAACGCGAGCTTGTTCGTGTTCCCGGAATTATCCGGGTTGAACGCGGTCGTGAACGTCGCCCAGTTCCTCACCGAGGCGATGAGCGTCGTCATGAAGGCGGAGGGCGTCGCCGCGGCCGCTCCCTGCGATAGGACCGCGCCGGTCGCGGACGTGAGCAGGAGCGACGTTCCGAGCGCGCCGGACGCGAACGTGATCGTCGAGGTCGAGCCCGCCGAGCCGGAGACGGTGAAGGCCCCCGAGACGCTGTCGTACTGAACGGCCGGGCTGTAGGCCGTGATCGCCTGCGAGATCGCGGTCTGCGAGGGCGAGACGGTGTAGGTGCCGGCGCCGCCGGTGCCGGTCAGCGCGCCGACGATGTAGGTCGCCGCGGTCACGCCGGTTCCCGAGAGCACGTCGCCCGCGCTCAGGCCGCCCGAGCCGAGCGCGGTCACGGTCAGCGTCGTTCCAGCGATCGAGCCGGTGATCGTCGCCGCCTGCGTACCCTCGATGCCGAGCGCCGCGGCGATGATCTCCGCTGCGTTCGAGAACGAGGTCGCGGCCGAAAGGTTGATGCTCGCCGTCTTGAGGACGCCGTCGATCGTGACCGAGAGCGTCCCGGAGAGCGCCTGAAGCTCGGCGAGCGTCATCGCCGATATGTTGCCGCCCCGGAGATAGGCCGAGACCGCCGCCGTCGGATACTGCGCGACGAGCAGCGCGCCGGGCTTCTTGTTCGATCCGTCGAAGCCGGCGAAGTAGATCGCGGCCCAGAGCGCCTCGTAGGACGTCCCGCCGAAGAACGAGTTGACCGCCGCCGCGTTCGCGAAGCTCGAGACCGTGCCGACCGGGACGCGCGTATTCGCGCTCAGGAGGAGGCCGTTCAGGTCGACCGCAGACCCGCCCGCGGCGAGGACGTTCGGCGTGACGTTGACGAGCTGTGAGGCCGGGATCGTCGACATGAGATTTATCCTTTCACGGCGGGTAGGCTACATCGACGTCGATGACCGTCACGGAGACCGCGTCGCCGTACTGCTGCGGCGTCCCGGTGACCGTCTCGTTCGCCTGCAGATGCGCCTCGACGACCCATCGGTCCTCGTACTGCTGCTCGGCGTTCAGGAACGGCATCTGGCGCGGATCGTCGGCGTAGAGCGGGGTGACGGCGGCGTTCAGCGCGGTCATGAAGTCGACCGCGCTCGCGTCGCGGAGAAGCGTCGAGATGATCTGCGCGTTGTCGGCGCCGGAGGGGCCGTGCACGTCGAGCTGGACGACGATCTCCGTCTCCTGGACGACGTCGATCGAGCCGCACGAGAGGTTCGCGCTTCCGAGCGCCTGCGACGGCGAGACCTTGTAGGTCCCCGGCCCACCGGTTCCTGACGTGAACGACGTGATCGTCGTCGAGGCCGCGATGCCGGTCCCGAAGATCGTCGCGCCGAGCGCGAGTATCCCGATCAGGACCGACGAGACCGTCAGCACGTTACCGGCGATCGAACCGACGAAGAGGCAGTCGTTGTCCCCGTCGAGGTTCGTCCCGAGGCGCTGGCGCCGGATCGGCGTCATAAGGACGAAGTCCTTCGCCTTCGGTTCCGGCACGCGATTCACCTGTGCCAAGATAACCTCGACCTTGCTCGGCAAGACGTTGAGCAAGAAGGCCCGGAGGACCTTCAGGACGGAGGATTGAGTCGGTGCGACGGCGATGGTCACTGAGCGGAGACCCGTGGAACGTCAGAGCCTCCTTAACACGACGCCGAACCCTTTGTGTAGATATTTCAAGAGCCGTCTTGGAGCGTCACACAAAGCTTGCTCCAGTCGGGCCAAGACTCCAAAACTAGGGCCACGAGCCAGACGGCCCCGCTCGTCATGGCGACCGGGCCGACGGTCTGATCGATGTCGACCTCGTAAGTGCCTATGCCGCCGGCGCCGGTCCCGAGCGCCGTGATCGATGTTCCGTCGAGGATGCCGCTCCCGGCGAGACCGGCGCCGACCGCGATCTGGCCGGAGAGGACGCTCGTGACCGTCAGCGTCGTTCCAGCGATGGAACCTGTGAAGAACGCCCCGGGGACCGTGACGAGGTCGCCGCCGCGGTTCTCGACGCGGACGAGCCCCTCGACGCGGCCGTTGACGTAGATCGCCCGGCGCGTGCCCTGGAGGTTCAGGCCGTCGATCTGCTGAATGTCGCGGAAGGTGAGCGACTGGACCTGACCGGGCACCGAGACCGCCGGCGCGTAGGACGGAACCCGCGTCCCGTCGTCGTCGGTCGAGTAGCCGGTCGAGACCCGGATAGAGATCGGTAGGAACGGATTAACGGTCCCTATCGCGCCCGCGGCGATTTGATGGAGGTTCAATTCCTACTCCGCCGCTGCTGTCTCCGGTTCGAGCAGCCTACGCCGAAGCGTGTGGCGAGTCATCTGCCGGACGTGCGCGACGGTCGCGGCGCCGAACTTCTTCCCGATCATCGCGAGGTAGTCCGGATCGCTGAAGTAGGTCCGGAAGGCGTCGTCGCGGAACTTCAGGACGCGCGCCGCGTCGACGTGGAGCGTGTCGAGCGGCCGGCAGTCCTCGGAATGCTGACTGTAGCCGAGCCACGTCGCCGGGAGCGTCGAGCCCTTCGCGACCGCCTCGGCGAAGAGCGGCGAACCCGGATAGGCCATCGCGCTATAAAAATTTGCGAAGTCCGTGTTGAGCTCCAGCGCGAGGTCGAGCGTCGTCTGCATCGAATAGGCGTCGTCGTCCGGAAGCCCGAAGATGTAGTTCCCGATGACGTTGATCCCCGCCGCCTGAATCTGCCGGACGATCCCGACGATGTCGTCGTTCTTGAGTTTCTTCGACGCGCCGTCACGCACGAAGGCGCTCCCGGATTCGATCCCGAGCGCGAGCCAGCGGATTCCGGCGGCGCGCAGGAGCGCGAGCTTCTCCGGCTTGACCGTGTCGATCCGCGAATACGCCCAGATGTTGAGGCGCGACGCGATCCCCGAGGCGACGAGGCCCTCGCAGATCGCCGTGTAGTGCCGCTCGTTGAGGACAAACATCTCGTCGACGATCTTGAACACTTGAACTCCGTATTTAGAGTTCAAGTTGACGATCTCCGCGACGACCTTCGCCGGGTCGCGCATCCGGTATCGGCGCGAGGCGAACGGCGCGTTGATGCAGCAGAAGTCGCAGGCGTACGGACAGCCGAACGACGTGTGGATCGAGGCGTACGGCTTGCGCGCCGAGAGATCGCCGAAGCATTGCCAGTTGTGCGCCCGGTAGCGGTCCATCGGGAGGAGATCCCACGCGTCGCCGTCGAGATCGTCGATGTCGAGGAGCGGGGCGCGGGGATTGATGATAATCGGCTCCCGCTTTCCATATACGAGTCCAGGGATAGCCTCGAAATCATCACCGGCGAGCAATCCGGTGATCGTAATGGGACCCTCGCCGACACATGCAAAATCAATCATTTCCTCACGAAGAGTCCGCTCCGGAAGCGCGGAGACGTGACCGCCGACCATAATGATCGGAACAGAACCCTTGCGGGCCTTAATCGCGCGCGCCGTTAGGCCGGCGGCGTGCATCTGTTGCGTGGCCCCACTAGGTTGATGACCGTATGCAGCGATGCAGACTAATCTTGGGTTGAACTCGCGAACGAGGAGCGCTACCTGTTCTGGATCAAGTTTCATCGCTTCAGCGTCAATAATTTTAACGCTAAATCCGCGAGCGCGGATATATCCAGCCATCACGCGGCCCCACAATGGTGGCTCCACGGCCACCAGATCGGAACCGAGTTCTCCGTAGATTCCGTGAACCCCCCCGGGATGAATTACGACAAGATCAAGCGACATGCGCCCACGCCTTCCGTTTGCGGATTGCAGTGATCAACGATTTATGGACACTGAACTGCCGCGCTAAGTCGACGCCGCGCTTATCGCTTAATCTGATTTCCCGAACCTTTTCATCGTCTAATATAGCGTTGCCGTTCTTGATTCCCGGCAACGACTTTGCCGGTCCATTTTGGCGACCCCTGGCGCTGCAATCGCGCATATTATCGGTGTTTGTTCCTAGGAAAAGATGGGCTGGATTGCAGCACGACGGATTATCGCAGCGGTGACAAACGAAAAGACCGGCCGGGATTGGCCCATTATGAATTTCCCAAGAGATGCGATGTGCGTAAAGATTCTTCCTATAGTTTTCGAGACGACGCCTGATGTGGAGCGATCCATAACCCACACCGTTGGTGTCCCCTGTCCATCCCCAACATCCGTCCCGAACGAGAACCTTCTCCCAGAATCGATCCGCAATCGGTCGACTCTTCCTCGTATATTGACCTGATGGCATCAGACGTTCCCGCACTGATACTTCCGAAAGCACTGGTATAGCTTGATAAGCTCTCGAAACCCGTCGTCGATACTATAGGCCGGAACCCATCCCGTCCTCTCCATTTTCTCGTTAGAAACGATATAATCGCGCTTGTCTGGGTCTTCGGCGATCGGCGCTTCCATGAAGTGAAAGTTTGGGATCTGTAGTTTGATGCGTTCGCAAAGCTGCCGCTTCGACATATTGGCGCGGCTGTCCCCGACGTTGAACGTATTGCCGCGCATCTTCTCGAAGTTGTCGATCGCATGAAGGAAGGCGCGGGCGACGTCCCTTACGTGACAAAAGTTCCGCATAAAGTCCTGCTGAAATAGGACGATTGATCGCTCGCTGACCGCCTTCCAGACGAATTCATTCAAAAGCAAATCGGTGCGATGACGCGGTGAAGCGCCGAAGACCGTCGCGAGCCGGAATGTCACCGCGTTCCGCCGTTCGAGGACGAGCAGCTCCGCCGCGCACTTCGTCTGCCCGTAGATCGAGATCGGTTTGAGCGGCGTCTCTTCATCGCACTCCTTCCCCGGCTGGCCGACGCCGTAGCCGCTGTTCGTATTCGGGAAGATGAACCGCTGCTCCGGGGACGCCGCCTCAAGGAGACCCTTGATCGCCCCGTAGTTCGTCGACCACGCCGCCTCCGGGTCGCGATCGCAGAGCGGCGCGCCGACGAGCGCGGCGAGCGGGATGACGTAGTCGGCCTTCGCGAGGAGCGGGATGACGACGTCCGTGTTCCGGGCATCGCCGCGGACGACCTCGAAGCGCGGGTCGAAGCAAAGCGCATTGAGCGATTCCTGGCCCCACCGAAACGAGTCGACGACCGTGACGTGGTGACCGGCGTCGAGCAGAGCCGGAACGAGGATCGAGCCGAGGTATCCGGCCCCGCCTGTGATCAAGATTGAAGGCATCGAGTTTCCCTTCAGCGCAACAGCGAATAAACGAACAATCCCATGACGATCACTGCTGAGGGAGCAATCATGATGATTGCGCTACAGCCGATCGGGACGCTGTCGGCCGGTTGCCGGCTCAGGCTTCGGTAGGCCAAGAACGGCCAGACGACCGCCGTGAGCAGCGAAAGTACGATGAACAGCCGGATCATCGGAATACCTTTTGATGACAGCGACCGCCGCAGCGATTTCCTCGCTCATGTCGCCCGGCCGATTCCCGAGAAACAAACCGGTGCGACCAATGATGTCCGCGTTCGGCGTCTCCTGCCCGACGCGGTAGGGCGCGCCATAAGGGTGCTGGAGGAAGCTGCCGCCCGTGGGAAGGCGGGCATCGATCCCTTCGGCCCGGAAAGCCGCCACTAGCTGATTCCGCGCAGGAGCCTCGCCGACGCGGAAACTGAACCCGAACGGGCTTGGGTCGCCTTCGTGGTCCTGAAAGTCGATAGGCGAGCCCCGGACGGCCCATTTGAACGCCTCTAGGTTCTCCGCACGAGCCCTTACGAACCCGGGGAGTTTCTTGAGCTGCTCCCGGGCAATGGCCGCGTGCATCTCTAAACCCCTCAAATTGTACCCCATAATTTCAAATTGATACTCATCTTCAAAGGCTTGCGCGGGTTCCACATCCCGCGTCCAGCCGTGCGCCCGCAGCATCCGGCAAAGTCGGTCGCATTCATCGTCATCCGTCAGGACCGCCCCGCCTTCGATCGCCGAGACCTGGTGGCTGTAGAAGAAGCTCTCCGTCGCCATCAGCCCGAAGGACCCGGTTGTCGCCCCCTTGATCCGGGCGCCGAGCGACTCGCAGTCGTCATTGATGAAATAGGCGTCCATCACGCCAGCGGCCGACTGCCACCCGGGCAAGTTCGCCGGGCTCCCGAGAATGGAGCAGCCGACGACGAGGCGAACGCCTTCTGGCGATTGAAGATTTCCATAGAGATCAGCGTTCCAACTCCCGTCGCAGTCCGCCAGCACGAGGTCGAGCCCGTATTGGACGAGGGGGGCATAGGTTGTCGCCCAAGCCACCGCCGGCACGATCACCTTGTCCCCCCGCTTCAGGGGTCGATGTTTCACGTGTGACAGTGCCGCGACCGCGATTAAGTTCGCCGAGGAGCCGGAATTTACCATCACGGCGTGCTTCCGACCGTGAAACGCCGCCAATTCCCGCTCGAACGCCGCGACCTCCTCGCCCTGCGTGAAACGGCCAGACCGGATCACGCGCTCGATCGCCTCGCGCTCCTCCTCGCCGTGAGCCGAATAGGCTGTCGGATGCTTCCACTCGGTCACGCCGTTCCCTCCGAAGTCTGAGCCGCCGCGTGGTGCTCAACGTCTCGAGCTAGTTCTGGCCCCGTCCATCCCGCAGTGGCAAGGAACCGCGATAGGTTTACCCACAAACTATAAGCCACGCCGACCGGATCGGACTCGCCTTCGATGCTGTCCATGAACTCCTCGAAAATCTCATCTCCGCGTTCTGTTGCTTCTGCAATTTCCTCGTCGGTCGGATCAGCCATAAAGCGCCATCCTCTCGACGAGCAACGTTGAACCCTCGAAGGCCATCGCGGCGCGATACTCGGGGACGATCGACTCGGCGTCGTTCAGATCCACGACGCGCACGGTCTTAAGCATCCCACGGAAGACGTCGGAGAAGTCGCCTAAATGTTGGGGCCCTGGATCAAGCGGCTCCGCCGTCGCAACGGCCGTCCGGATAATCACCCGCGGCCGGTAGTCTGAAAAAATCGGCAACTTGTCGAGATGAAGCACGATCTGGTTTGTCGCCAATAAAAGGAAGTTAAACCGTGGGAACATGCACACGGGCAAATCGCCAGCGAGCGCCGCGCCCGTACAGAAGCCGGCCTGCATATCCTCCGCGACTGGAAACTCGATCCGCTTCTCCATCGGCACGTCGCGGAGCGTAGTATGCATCGCTGTCCCAGCGAAACGGGTCGCCTGCCCGACGAACACCGATCTCGGATGCTCGGCGACGAGCGCCATCGCACGGCAGAGTTGATCAAAATACAGGCTCACGGTTTGTGCTGTCCGTAAACAATCCAACGCGATTGCTTGGCCGTCATGAAGATGAAGCGCCATGGCTGGCGACCAGCGCCATGCTGCTTGCGTGCCTGTATCCAGACCGCTCGCCAGAAAATGAACCCGCCATAGAGCCAAGCGCGCATTTTAGAAGTTCACTCTTTTTCCTGAGCCCGCGTGTGGCCACGGGCTTAACTCGTATCCATAGTGCCGATAAGCGAGGCTCGCGCCGGGCCATCGCTTCGTACCCCACGTCTCCGCGGTCGGCGAACAGACTGACAGCCCATTATCCTCGATCACGATTCGGAGCGGAAGCTCGAAGCCCGCCGCGTAGCGCCCGACCTCGTCGAAGATTCCCGTTGTAGCGGTCATATCGCCGCAAAATGCCCAGACCTTCTCGCGGCCGCCGGCCCGCTTGATCGACCACGCAATCCCGAGCGCAATCGGCAGGATGCCGCCGACGATCGCCGAGGAAATTATCCGATAATCTGGATAAGTGAGGGTTATCGACTTGCCGGCGAGGATGTCGGCCATCAGCCGGTCGCGCGGGACCCCGCGCAAAAGACAGTGAAAATGCGAACGCCATTGTGTTGCGACCCAATCGTTAGGGCCGACGTCCTTGAAGATCGAAATTAAATCGGCCTCGTTCCCACCGGCTAGATGGACAGGCGCTCGGATGAGTCCTTTATTGAAGGCTTCCGCAACCTCCAATTCAAAATTGATGAGATCCAGCGGCGTCATTGCGCGGCGACCTTCATGAGGACGACGAAGGCGATCAGGCCGAGCCCGAGCGACAAAATTCCGACAACCCACGGCAGAAGATCGAGTGCGGATTTTCGGTCTAGTATGAATGCCGTCGTCGTCGCCCAATCTGTCGACCCGCAGTCCGGACATGCGTAGGTCGCCACGCCGGGGGCCGCAGCCATATTCCGCAGCCGATTGTTAAGTGCCGACCGACTGCGCGCCGCCCATGTCGCGCAGTTTTCACAAGTCTTGGAACGTTCCATCACTTCTCCGCAACCTCTTTGACGGCCTCGACCAACTCGCGAATCTTGTCCGCGTCGACAACCCATCCGGCCTCCTCTGCGAGCGTCGCAGTGGTTTCAGCCAGAGCCAGCAGTAGCGCGCGTTCTTCTTCGGTCATGGCAACCATGCCCAATCTGTTCTAGAGAGGATGCGCCCTATTTGGCGGCGGGAAACACCGAACATCTTCCCGATAGTCCGGTGAATAAATTTCCCCTTCAGGGCTCTGATTTTAAGAACATCTTCGCTCGTCAATTTTGACATGCCGCTTGTTTCGCCTCTGGGAAAGGTTCCGGCGTCTATTGCGTCTTGTACGTCTTCTTTTTTGGTGCCCCACATCAAATGATTTGGGTTAACGCAGCCGCCCTTCCCATTCCCGCAAGAATGCCGAGCAACATTGCGTGGTGGCGGCTCGCCATGAGCAAGAATGCAAATGTGGCGCGATACTAGAAGGACCGCGCCATCCACATATGCGACCGGATAGCCATTTACTGAGTTTCTGGCGAACGGCCAGATCAAACAATCAGAGCCTTTATAATTCAACGCCTCTCGAAGCCATTTTATGATTGTGCCGTCTCGGCGCACACCTCCGCCCAATGGATCGCCGTGACGCTGCCACCGCAAATAATGGGCATTGCACCAGCCTCTATTTTTAACCGGCTGATTGCACTCTGCAACCTTGCATAAATCTGTCAAAAGATGTCCCAACAGCCAAATTGCTCCGGGAGATCAGATGCCATGCAATCAATCTTATAGTCAACCCTCGATCCGGCCACCAATTCGGCTAGAACATTTTTTGCGGAATTTCTGACGCCGTTTATTGCGTGGGTTGCCTTCAGGCGTTCTAGTTGTATTTCCGGAGACTCGTCGGAACTGCCATCGCGGATTTTCGTCTCATTTTCCCACACAAATCTATTTGCAAGCTGCACAACCGTGATTGCCCATACAGCCCTTGCGGTGAGACCGTTTGGCAAGTCTCGCAATAAAAGATCGATGTCGTGAAGAATGGCCTCGCGTTCGACGACGTATTCAGATCGATGGTCTTTGATAAAAATCATCTTCATCTGCACGATCGTCAATCGGTCAACGAGATCGCTCAACGTCGGCAAATATTTTCGGCCCTGATTCGCCGCATTAACTGCGGCATCATCTCTCTTTCGGAGAGCTTTATATGTCCGCAAAAGCGGGGTCGATCCTTCCTCCGGCGCGTCTGGTCCGTGCTCGTCCATTACGCGGCTCCTTGGAATCGGTAAGCAATATCGGTCGTCATCTTTCACGCGGCCTTCCTAAAGTTTGAAAATCAGATGACTAGAGCACGCCCGAAAAGCGGCGATATGAGTTCGGGCGGTCGTCCGCATTAGAAGCCAAGCCGGAACCTTGCTCGGCACCTTGGCTATCGTGTCGTCTACCAATTCGTCAGGGTCATAGCCGTGCGCCCATGAGATTGCGCGAGCAACGATCTCGACGTCCTGATCGGTAATCGGGTCGTCTTTGTATTCCCCGACGCGGGCCATTTACGGATGTGTCCCTTGAAATCTCGAGGGCGATGGAGGCGCAGGCCGCGGACGAGGCTTTTGATCGGGACAGGTCAACTCGCCGTCTTGCGGGAGCTGCCCGTCGAGAATGCAGGCTGGCCGAACCTTCGGTATAAACCACCGAATCCACGCAGGCATCGTATGGACGCGGCAGCGCCGGAAGTTGTCGAGGTGAACGCAGTTGGGGCGTCCTAGATGCCAACCCATCACGCGGCCTCCAGCGCCTTCACGCGGTCGCGATACCATTTCCGCATCTTGCCGGCGGCTTGGAAAGCCTTCTCGCCCTGAACTCGGCGCAGATAGGCGAGACCCTCGTCCGTCAATTCGTACGCCTCGACGCCTTCTGGAATCATCGGCGCGTAGTGCATGCGCCGCCCGACGTAGCCTTGACGTTCGACGTATTCGACGGCCTCGCGCGCCTCGACGGCGTTGTAGCAGCCGACGTGCCAGCCACCGATCGCCGTGAGAAGCCAATTCATATCGGTTGAGCCTATCCAGCGTTGCGTCATGCCGCTTTCCTTTCAAGAATCCCTATCTTCCGAAGTGGCTCGCCGACGCAGACCTCCGGCGGGAGCCGCGTCTTGAATGCCGCGAGTTGCGACGCGTGAATCCCCTTCCACATCGACCGGACGAGGAGCGCGGTGTCGTAGAACGATTCCATCGTCGAGGAGAACCGGACGATCTCGTCCCACGGCTTCGAGAGCGCGTGAGGCTCGGCGACGACCGCGCGGCCGATTGAGAGCGCGGTGTTGCAGCGAGACGACGAGACGAGGCCCATCTCCTCGTGCTTGCGAATCTGGACGATGACCTTCGCCCGGCGCATCAGCCGGTCCCGCTCGTCCTGCGTCGCGAAGTCGCCGACGACGCGGACCGCCTTCTCCGTCCCCATCCGCTTCGCGAGTTTCTTCAATATCCGCAGGCGCCGGTTCGAGACCGAGCCGAAGAATCCGAAGTCGTAGTCCGGCTCGATCCCGTCTGGCGGGCGGATCAGCGATGGCGCGTAGCCGAGTTCGACGTAGGCCGTCGGGGCGAACTGCGAATACCAAGCGGTGACCGCCTCGCCGGGGACCAGATGGAATATCCCCTCGATGTACGGCGCAATCCCCGGGAAGACTTCCTGACGCATCTTCATCTCTTTATCGCGGCCGTGGTTGAAGCCGGTCGGCGTCGGCTCCTCGGTCGCGAGGCAGAGTAAGC